AGAAGCCAATATGTCAGATAAATGTCTAGCTAGGAGCCCGTGTAGCTCTCCCATACCTTTTACTGTTTCATTACTCACTTATCACCTCACTATATGATAGTCTTAATAGCCTAACCTCTTATTACCATTCTTCTTAGCATTTGCAACAAACCTTTTCCAACGGGCCTCACCTGCAGCCTTACTATCAGAATCTTTCATAATAAATCTTTTCATCTGTGCTCTTTTACCTTCAATAGTTTGTGGACCACCACCTCTGCTCTTACCTGCCCTTGCTTTATTACTTTCCCTTAGGGCTTCTTTTTGTTTAGAAGTCTTACCTATAGCTAATCCTCTGGAACCACCAGAACCACCAGTACCTCCAAGAGGATTTATGGGGAAGTCTCCACCACCTCTATTAGGATTTTTCTTAACAGTCATAGGCTAACCCCAAATCTTATAGGCTGATCTAGCAGCTGCATATAGTCCAGAACCAATAGCTACTACAGGTTCAACTGGGAG